CACCAGTAGAAGCATCACGGATACCAATGTAGGCAACAGTACCCCATGAGCCACCAGCTTGAGGAAACTCAATAGCAGCAGAGTTGGTAGTCGCACCATTGCTAGGCGCACCAAAGGTAATTGACTGACGAGCATAGCTAGTACCAGATACCTCAGTACCTGTGTCAGCGTCTGTTGGGTCAGAAGTGTAGAGTGCCAAGTACACAGTTGTTGGTGCTGTGTAGGTAGTGCCACGCAGAGTGCCATTAATCAGCGCATTTTCAAGATAGTTCGCCATTTCAGCCATAGTTTCACCTTGGAGTTAGTTTCATTGCTAAAGGAACACCAGAGTATTGACCTTCTTCGTCAGACTTGGTGAGAGAGGAAATTGCTCTGTCGTACATAGTTCCCCATGTATTGATTCGAGCATCGTTCATCAAATAAGGCTCTGCCTCAATCAAAGAAGCATAGAGCAAAGCATCAGGTGCGATATTCAAAAACACATTTGACGCATTGGTGCTTGACAGATATGCAGGTGCAGCAAAGTACAACATTCTCAATGTGTAAATGCCATCAGGAGGAGGAGACAGCAAGAACTCGTTAGCAAGAATTGTGTAAGACTTAGGAACACCAACTTCTGATGCTCTTGGGTCATTAGACAATGCCGATGGGCTAGAGTAACTCATTGGCTGAATTGGGTTTGTCAATACGACAAAATCACGAATCTCAATAAAGTCAGCAGGTAACTCAACAGTAGAGTCACCAGATACAGTCGATGTTGTTACTGACTTTAGCATTTGACGGATACGCAACTCTCTACGGAGTCGATTCTCAGCAAATGTAATGAAGTCTGGAATCTGGCTAGTCAAGTCAGACCGAGCCAAATATCCTGCAATAGATGTTTTTAAATCAGAGTATGTTGCGAAACTCATACTACTCCTGTTCTTGTGCGCCATGCACGATTCATTGGGTCATTTAACCAAGCAGCAAAACGCTTGTCATCAAGAACAGCAAAACCACGCATGATGCCAGCTTTGTTTAGGTCATCAATCACAGTCATTGGGATAGATGCTACCTTGTTGCCAAACAAATTATCAGACCATCTTGCTCGTTCATCAAAGGAGTTGTATTCCTTTTTATTCTGTTCAACAATGCCAGAAACATCCTGACGAGTTTGAATAATGATGCCGCCTTCGCCATCAGAATGAACAGCAGTTTGTCTAATGTTTTCCATAACCTAATTCTATCAGTTTGGCTAGAAAAGAAAATGCCCCAGAGGTTTAAGTCTGAGGCATTTTTCGGGGTTACCTTAAATTAAGGTGTGATGTCAGCAATGATGCCGTGAGCAGCTTGGTTTTTAACTTCCAAGGTGTACTCAGCCAACAGTTGTGTAGACTCATTGTCACCAGTCACAGCCAACTCGTTGGTCTGGAAAGGACGCAAGTAAGCGATAGCAGCCATGTCGGGGTCAACAATAAATGCAACATCATCGCAAGAGTTGGTAGAAGTCATGAAGCGGTTAGGCACAACAGAAACTGTACCGAAATCGCTCAAATAGACATCAGCCGCACCAATAATGGTTGTGGGAGCATTTGAAGGAGCCATGAAACGCTGAGCAGCGATACCAGCAAAGCCAGAAACCAATTGCTTGTGTGCAGGGTTAACCATCAACACTTTAGGGTTGCCACCAGAAGCGTAAACTTCTTTGATAACAACTTTCAAAATGTCTTCTGTGAAAGTGCGGTTAGTGCCGTTGGTACGAGCAGTAGTACCCAAGTCACCAGCAACACCAGAAGTACCGCCATCATAGTTGCTGTTCAACCATGCTTGCAGACCACCCAATTTACGAGCAGTAGAAGAATCACCATTGGCGGCAACTTGGTTGCTCAACAAAGATGTTTCCATGTCACGCTTGATTTCGCTAGAGGCTTTAGCCAACTGGTAAGCCTTTTCAGACTTACGACCAGCTTTGTCAACAGATTGCAAAGTGCCAGAAATCTTGATGGTTTTCTGTGCGATCTGAGTGCGGTTACCAACACGGGTAGTTGGAGACATAGTAGCGTCAGATGCTGTTGCACCCTCGACTGCGTAGTTGCTCAAAGAAGCGGCAGCCAAGCTGTCAGTCTGCCACTCGTGCAGAACAGCAGTAGCCTTTGTCTTGCCGATAGAAGACATGAAAGGTGTGTCGGTAGGGCTGATGTTATAGATTACATCAGAGAGGTCTTCACGCATACCGATAGCGGTATAGGTTTGATATGTAGCCATTTTAAAACTCCAAAATTAAAAGAATCGCTCAAATGCTTTAGCAGCGTCTTGGACTTTGCCAGTTTCACGCAACCTTTGCATTACCTGTTTATCTTGTGACGACTTTGTAGGAGGCGCTGAAGTTCCAGATCGCATCATCTTAGGAGCAGCTTGGAGTTTCTTGGTTAACTCAGGCTTGCTCTTTTGAAGTTGCTCATACTTCATTGCTTTATACAAACTCACCACAGCACGACTGTCATATACGGAACTGAGTTCTTGGTCAGTCCAACCAACAGACTTCGCATAGTCACGGATTTGTTTCCGAACCGCATCACCCTGTGGCGTAGCCAACTCAGGAATCAGACTCACTAGCTTCTCAGACTCTTGACGGAGATGGTTTTGCAGAGAGGCTTGTTGCTCGGCTTGTTGCTGTTGGGCAAGGCGTTGCTGTTCGGCTCTAACTACTGCTAACTGTTTCTCACGCTGACTCTGTTCAGCTACCGCCACGGCATAACCAATGGGGTCTGTTTCCTTTAGAACATCTAAGTTCACACCCTGATTTTGCTGACTTAGGAAGCTATCCAAAGCCTTCAACTTCTGGGCATAAGCCATTCGCTCTTGTTTCACTTGCTCTAGATGACCACGCTCGGCTTCGAGAGCCTTACGCTGTTCAGCTAGTGCCTGAGACTTTTTAGTGTAGTCCGCACCTTGTTGATAACCTTTGATGAGTTCATCTTCGTCAACCTCGATTTCCTCACCAGCAGCCTTGACTTTATATCTAGGCTTGGGCGCAATTTCCTCGGATTCCTCCGCATACTCTTGCTCAACTTCATCACTCGCCTGTAGTTCCTCTGTTTGACCTTCGGCTTGGCTGTTGTCAGCTTCCTCTGAATCACCCATTAAACTCTCAAACGCTGAAGCGGCTTGGTTTACATTTAGGCTTTCACTCCCTTGTGGGTTGGTGTTTTCCATTTGTCATCTCAAAAATCGTCAGAATCCGTCTGAACTGCGGTGTTGCTATTACACAACAGAATTACAAAATCTTCCACTTCTTATCTCTGATCGCAGTTTCCGAGGCTAAGCCTTCTAGGTGTCCTGTAATCAGTTCAAGCGTTCTAATGTGTCGATAAGCGTCTTCTCGTTTATCAATCTCACTAGCATTTGTGTTAATTATCACACTAATCTGCTCTTTTTTCAAATTATCTATGACTTCTTTGAAAAAGTCATCATTTAACAGATTCTTAGCCCATTGAGCCAGTAGGTGTTTGTCCATATTGGTTTTGTATTCCAGAAATTACATCGTTGATTGAGAGAACTTGGCTTGGCAGAACATCTCTGCTATTTCCTAAGATATTCCTCAACTGGTTATAACTCATGTTTGATGGCTGATTGAACTGTACTGGTGCAGGAACTTTGCCGTAGTTAGGGTCTAAGAACTTCTCCCATTGTGTACCAATCAACAGATTACGATTGCCAAAATCAATAGGAGGCAACTGTGTTGGTGCAACACTAGGCAAGTCTTTTGTGTAAGTTGGAGACTTCCAATCTTCTGGAACAGGAACAATTGGGAATCCTGTTGGACCAGTCTCTTGAGTTGTCGCACCCAATACGCTTGCACCCAATACACCTAAACGAATCATGTCAATGATCTCAGAGGCTGTGTAGGTCTTTGGCGGTACTGTTCCAGTAATCGGAGGAGCAACAATTGTAGGGGCTGGCTCTGCCTCGTTTGTAATTGTGCTTGGTCTTTCAGCAATAGTCGTAATCTGTGGGACTGTCTCTTGAATAGGAGGCGCAACAATCGTTGGAATTGGTTGCTCTGGCTCTTTAGGCGCTTGGCTAGTCATTACCAACTCAGGGATTATTGAAGCGATAACTTGCTCAACAGTTTGAGGTGTTTCTACTTTAGGCGCTTCTACTCTTGGTGCTGTGACTTCCACAGG